AAGTTATGAAAAATACTATAAAGGAATGATTTAGTGGACCCATTAGTTATTGTCGCTAAATTACAAAAACTTATACAAGATAATCTCCAAAGAGTTGGAGATACCATGATTAGTGGTGGTATTGACAATATGGAGAAATATCAGTATATGTTAGGACAGGCACGTACTTATCAGTACATGCTTCAGGAAATCTCTAACCTGCTAAAACAGAAGGAGCAAAAAGAAGATGAAGGAAACGTTATCGACCTCGGAAAAGGAAGTCCCAAAACATAAAAATGCTTTGGAAGAAAAGTACAAATCCGAGCCTACAAAAGAACCATTATATCCAGATATTATTCTAGATCAAAAACCCCAGTTGCCCGAGCCTAGCGGCTGGCGACTATTAGTTTTACCCTTTACACCAAAGGAAAAAACAAAGGGTGGAATCATTTATGCTCAAGAATCTTTAGACAAAGTGAGAATTGCCGTAAACTGCGGCTATGTGTTGAAGATGGGTCCGTTGGCCTATCACGACCGAGAAAAATTTCCAACGGGACCGTGGTGTAAAACAGGACAATGGGTCGTGTTTGCTCGCTACGCAGGATCAAGATTACCCATTGAAGGTGGAGAAGTGCGTATCTTGAATGATGACGAAGTTTTGGGAACTATTGAAAACCCAGAATCAATACTTCACCATATTTAACATAGGAGGAACTATGCCCGAAGAGGAAAAAGTAAAAAAAGAAGAACAAACAGTTGATATCGACACATCGGGACCGGATGTTGATATTAATTTACCGGAAGAAAAGGACCCGAAAGAAGTAGAAGTAGTTAAGGACGAGAAACAAGAGACAAGTGACGAGAAGCAAGAAACTAAAGAAGAGAAACCAGTAGAAGAGAAGCAAGAAACCAAAGTAGACGAGAAAAAAGAAGAATTAGAACAATACAGTGAAGGTGTTCAAAAAAGAATTGCTAAGTTAACTAAAAAGTGGAGAGAAGCTGAAAGGCAAAGAGAAGCTGCTTTAGATTATGCTAAAGGAGTTCAAACAGAACATAAAACTTTACAAGAAAAAATGGCTAAACTAGAGCCAAGTTATGTAACTGCGGTTGAGAATAGAGTTAAATCAGGACTAGATGCTGCTAAAGCTACGCTTATTAAAGCTAGAGAAGCAGGAGACATTGATGCTGAAGTTAATGCACAAAAAGAAATAGCTAGACTTGGAATGGAAGAAGTAAGAGTTAATACTCTTAAAAATAAACTTTCAGAACAAAAAGAAACGGAAGTAAAAACACCTTCTTTAGATCAAGCTCTTAGAACTCCACCAGCAGATCCAAAAGCTGAAGAGTGGGCAGAAAAGAACGAATGGTTCGGAAAAGACTCTGCTATGACTTATACAGCGTTTGATTTACATAAAAAACTGGTTGACGAACAGGGTTACGACCCTAAAACAGACGAATATTATGCTGCGATAGACAAGCAAATGAGACTTGACTTCCCGCATAAATTTGCTAAAACAAACTCACAGGAATCGACTAAACCTACACAAACAGTAGCGTCAGCGACGCGAAGTGTAAAACCTGGTCGCAACACCGTGAGACTCACATCATCTCAGGTAGCAATCGCTAAAAAATTGAATGTGCCACTTGAAGAATATGCGAAACAATTAAAAATCACGAAGGAGGCATAAGCATATGCAAAACGATAAAATAAAAACTTCCCGTGCGAGTCAAACAAGAGCTAAGACAGCTAAAAAAACTGTTTGGACTCCACCATCATCTTTAGATGCACCCCCTGCACCAGATGGGTACCATCACAGATGGATAAGAGCCGAGTCAATGGGATTTGATGATACAAAAAACATGGCCGGTAAACTAAGATCAGGATACGAGCTTGTAAGAGCTGATGAATATCCAGATCAAGATTATCCAGTTCTGGGTGAAGGAAAATACAAAGGGGTCATCGGAGTTGGCGGCCTATTGCTGGCTAGGATATCTAATGAGCTCGTTAAATCGCGCGAAGCGTATTTTAATAAAATTACGCAAGACAAAGACGACGCAGTTGATAACGATCTTCTGAAGGATCAGCACCCAAGTATGCCTATCAATAGTGAGAGGCAGACTCGTGTAACCTTCGGTGGAACAAAGAAAAGTTAATTTTTTAACGATTCCTAATCCAACGAATTAAATTAAACCGTACTGGAGGCCCTTCGGGGCAGGTACATTAGGAGATAAATATGGCTAATAAAGACGCGGCCTTTGGGTTTAGACCTACAAGGCACTTAAGTGGCGGGGATATTAGAACTGAAGAATTTGCTATAGCTGCTAACTATGGTACTGCAATCTACACTGGACAAGTTGTAGAAGCGGTAGCTGGTGGCGGTGTGGAAGCGGCAGCAGCTGGGGATACTCAGCAAGCTGGTGTTTTCGGTGGCGTATTCTATACAGATCCCACTACTTCAAAACCAACTTGGAATGCTTATTATCCTGCAAGCACTAACGCTTCAGATCTTAAAGCTTCCATTTATCTGGACCCTAATATTATATTTGAAGCACAGCACGATGGAACAGGAACAGCAGCTATGAATAACTCAGGCTTTGATTTTGTTGGAGTTGGTGGAAGCACCATTTCTGGACAATCAACTTCTGAAATTGATACTTCTACTTCTGGAACATCTGGTGGTCTTAAACAAATTGGTATTTCTGTGGACCCAGATAATAGTGATACAGGTTCAGCAAATGCGAACGCATACGTTGTGTTCAACACTGGTGAGCATATCATGAAATTAACAACAGGCGTATAATTAGAATAAGGAGATAAATTATGGCGATATCACGATCACAACTAGTTAAAGAACTAGAGCCAGGATTGAATGCTTTATTCGGCCTGGAATACAAAAACTATGCTAATGAGCATACTGAAATTTTCGATGCAGAAAATTCTGACAGAGCTTTTGAAGAAGAAGTAATGTTATCTGGATTTGGAAACGCTTCAGTAAAACCTGAAGGTCAAGGTGTCAACTACGATGCGGCACAAGAGACTTTCACAGCTCGTTACACGCACGAAACGCTTGCTTTAGCGTTCTCAATCACTGAAGAAGCGATTGAAGACAACTTGTATGATAGACTTGCGTCTAGATATACAAAAGCATTAGCTAGATCAATGGCTAATGCTAAACAAGTTAAAGCAGCAAATGTTCTTAACAGAGCGTTTAACAGTTCATACACTGGCGGAGACGGCTTAGAACTTTGTTCTACAGCTCACACTATCGTTGCAGGGACTTTCAAGAATGAGCTTTCAACAGCTGCAGACTTGAACGAAACTTCATTAGAACAAGCACTAGTAGACATTGGTGTAATGAAGGACGAAAGAGGTCTTAAAATTGCAGCAAAAGGAACAAAAATGATAGTTCCTAATGACTTGCAATTCACTGCAGAGAGATTGTTAAAATCTCCAGGCAGAACTGGAACAGCTGATAATGATATCAATGCAGCTAAGAATATGGGGATGATTCCTCAAGGTTATGTAGTAAACCACTACTTAACTGATTCTGATGCATTCTTTATCAAAACAGATGTACCTAATGGACTAAAACATTTTGTTAGAGCACCAATCAAAACTGCTATGGAAGGCGATTTTGAAACTGGAAACGTTAGATACAAAGCTAGAGAAAGATACAGCTTCGGCTGGTCTGACCCTAGAGGTATCTTCGGATCACCAGGTGCGTAATAAGTAAATAAATTAATGAGGCGGAACACAATTCCGCCTCATTTACTAAATAAAGTACGAAATTAGACCCATGAAGAACTTCAGAATTCAAATACGATATCACGGTTATTATGCTGACTTTACTGTTATGTGTAATGATACTCCTCAAGATATTGAGAATTCTATCCTTGACAAGCTAGGAAAAAATGAGGTAAAGTTCGAATCTGATGGATTTACCAATAAAAAAGGTAAATGGATAACCTATGAGGAGGTTATAAATGATCCAAGACCTATACAAACAAAAGAAGTCCTTGGAGTTAAATTGGGAGCAGGAGCATCTTAAAGAGGGTAGATATACTCTCGAAATGACGAGAATTGATCACGCAATTAAAGAGGTCATTACTCAGATCAAATTAGAAGAAGCTCGATTAGAAGATCTTAGAAATAAGATTGCTGAAGCACGCCCCGAAGT